ACGATTTCATCGCCAGCAATTCTGGCACGGTTTGTTACAGCATTATCAGCCCAGTCTTGAGGGCTGAGTGCCGCATATTCCATACACTTGAGTTCAGTGTCTGTTAATTCGATTGTGATATTTGGCATTTTATTTACTCCTGTTTAGCCTAAAAGCCATCCCATGAACGCACACCGACCTAAATCTAAGGTAAAACTTGTGTTATTATAATTAATCACTTGCACATTAACCGTATCATTCGCGGCAAGTTGTAAAAACTGAAAACCAGTGGCGGTCATATACGCCAAACCATAACCAATAGTCATTTCGTTGTTTTGCCCTACGCCGTTTTTATATAAAGTCATAGCTGGACCTGTTCCAGTTCCTGTTTGAGTCATACGAGCAAAAAACGCGTATGAACCAGCAATCGGGGCGGTAAAAGTATATGTGGTAGTATTAAACCCAGTATTACGACTACCAAGCGATACTTGATTGGTGAGCTGAAGTGTTTGATAAGCCGAAGTGCCAGACCAACTTTGATTGCCACTTCCCCACGCATAAAACGCTGGTTGATACGGCATCGTGATACGACCTGACCCGTCTACAGCCATTCGTGTAGTGCCGCCATCGGTTCTAAAAATTAAACCCCCGCCTAAACTATTACTGTCTGCGTCAATATAAATATTTCCAGTTGCACCCTCTTGGATAATCTGACCAACTTGACTTCCACTTTGAAAAAGCGCTATGCCACCATAGTTTGACGACTTATCGAGTGTCAGCCTGTGTGATGTGCTGGGGGATGTTGTGCCAATTCCAACACTATTGTTGGTGCTGTCAACGTAAAGAGTGTCGGTGTCAACGGTAAGGTCGCCACTAAATGTGCCTGTCGTAGCGGCAAGCGCGGCATTAGGGTCATGTTCCAGCCGTGTTGTGACCTCTGCCAACCCACGATAAACCACATATACATTAGCTGTGCCAGCCGAAGGCGCGGCATCAAATGTTAGGGTTGTGCCAGTCGCGGTGTATGACTTACCAACTCCAGGTTCTTGCTGGATGTTATTAACAAACACCTCAAGGTCTTCGGCAACATTCACAGCACGGTTCAGCGTAAACGCTACCGTTGACCCATCGCCATTGAAATACTGGCTGGTGGGGCTGGCTAACGTCTGTGATGGTTTATCGCCTATGTATGCCATTTTTTGTCCTAAACCGTATATGTGCCAGTGCTTGTATATTTAAGAATTTTGTAACTTCCTACCGTTGTAATGGTAGGGGAGCCTGTAGTTGTTCCTGTGTATTTAGATGTAGGAATTTTCAATATGATAACTCCATCGCCACCATCGCCACCACTATAGCTAGTAGGAGCGTTTGGCATAGAGCCACCACCGCCACCGCCACCAAGGCCATCTGTACCCGCATTGCCCGCGCCGCCACTAGCCGCGCCAGCATTACCGCCACCGCCAGAACCACCTGTTCCGACTGTGCCGCCGTTATATGTTCCACCACCACCACCGCCAGCGTATGTTACAGCAGAGCCTGTGATTGAAGATGACTGTCCTGCGCCGCCATTACCGCCCGCAGAAGTTGTTGCGTTAGCGCCCACTGCTCCAGCGCCCCCGCCCCCACCGCCGGGATAGTTGGGAGAAGCGTAGTTAGACGTACCGCCGTCATTACCCTGACCAGCCGTACCAGAACCAGCGGGAGTTCTTCCTCTAGCACTACCACCACCAGAGCCACCGTCTTGTGCCTCATTCCCATCAGAGCCAGTTGTGGCACCACCAGCACCACCACCGCCACCAGTGGCAGTAACGGTAACAACCCCACTTCCAGTAATAGTGCTGTCGTTGCCGTTAGTTCCCCCGCCAGTGTTTCCTGTGCCGCCAGCACCACCAGTCCCCACAGTAAGGGTTATGACTTTACCAGCTGTTATAGCGACAGTGTCCGTTACAAGGCCACCAGCACCGCCACCACCAGCACCGCCGCCTGACCCAGAACCTGAAGCTCCACCGCCACCGCCACCAGCGACCACTAGATATTCGATAGAAACGTCATTTGTCTGGTCGCCCACGGCAACCCAATCCGTTCCATCATATACCTCGACAACGCCCAAGGTAGTATTGTATCTCATCATTCCCGTAACTGGGGAAGACGGTCTTTGGGCGGTCGTCCCAACAGAAAGATTTAGTGAGCCTGTACCTAAATTAAGCTGGTTTGGGCCAACCTTACCTAGCGCCATTAGCTAATCTCCAGAATAGACATAGTCACATCAGCCGCTGATGCCTGACTTGCTGTCACTTTCAAAACATCAGATGCGTTCATCACAATCTTCTGGTCACCGCCACAGGCCACCAAACTTGAGCCGACTGGCACAATCGCGTCTTTCACGATATAGACATTGTCGCCATCGTTGTTTTCCAACTGCACATCTACCGTAATGGATACCGTCAGAATGTTAGCCACGTTAAGGCCGATGATTGTTGTTTCTGTTGAAGCGGGGCAAGTATAGATGGTAGCCGGACTCGTTCCCACCGCAGTATCTGTAAGTGTCTTAAATGAGTTTGCCATCTGTTACCCCAATGCTATTGCAAACGCCAAAGCGTTTGGATCTTGTTCCGTAAACCCCTGTATATTATCACTGGTATCATTGAAAATAATCTGCTCAGCTGGCAAGGTGCAAAATATTGTGCGTGTGCCAGCCGACCAATTAACAGGGGCTTCTGCAAAAGTAAGCACCGCATTATCTGCTAATGTGACGCTAGTGTCCAAAACAATAGCTGTTTGGCTAGTTACAGTAGCGACATTAACAATGCCAGTTATGCCTGTGCCTGTAACTCTGTGGCCGACCTGTATCGTGCCACTATTACCATCTACAGCTACATTTGTAGAAGAAGTAACCGCCCCATTTACAGAGGCGGTTGCTGTGCTGGTGTTGGTACTTTGTATCGTTTTGGTTCGGGCTAGTGTAGTACCAGACAAAGTGTATGTCCCTAACCCTATTTCAAAATCAGCACCATCTGAGCAAGCGTAATAAGTAGTATTACCATCCCCGATCTCAGAGAACGCTTCAAAGCCACCCAACGCCCCTGCCAGAGTATAAGCCCCTGTGCCAGTGGTTGTCGTAGTTTCCTTTATGCGGTCTCTGAGAACTAAGGCCATTACTTCAACTCAATAGATAGATTACCAGCATTGATGCGGAAGATATCACCTACCGCAAGAGTTTTACTTGCATCTAACGCACCTACAAACAAGATGTTACCATCAAATGTTAGAGCCGCGTTATCTGCTAGAGTTACTGCCGTATCTAGGACGATAGCAGTCTGGCTAGTCACGGTAGCTACCTTTACCTCACCAGTAATGCCAGTGCCTCTCACTCGCTGTCCTACGACGATTGTGCCAGCATTGTTATCTACTGTCACATTTGTAGAAGATGTAACTGCACCATCTACAAGTGCAGATGCACGGTTTTTGTCAGCAATAAAGGCATGGGATACAGTGTAAGTAGCAATACCGCTAGAAGCCGCAAACTCAATATTGTTATCGTTTACGACCTGTTGCTGGTCTGAAATAACCGTATCTCCATTGCTATGCGTGGTTGCTGTAGTGCTTGATGTTCCGCGAGTACAGCCTGTTAGCGTATTCGTGCCATCAAAAGTCAGCGCAGTATCATCTGCAATAGTGATTGCAGTATCCAATACCAAAGCTGTCTGGCTAGTTACAGTTGCCACTTTTACTGTGCCACTGATACCTGTGCCTGTCACAATCATACCGACCGTAATAGTCCCGCTATTACCATCTACAGCAAGGCTAGTAGAAGAAGTAACTGCACCATTAGCATCTGCGGTAGCCGTGCCATCCTTACCTGTGTAGGTAATCAACTCATCATTAACTTGGATTGTACCAGATGACGGAAAAGCTTCTGCATCAGCAAGGTAAAATTCAGTTTGTGAGTTAGTATGGTTTCCAGCCAACGTGGTTACAGATTGCTTCCAACCAGAAGCACTAACCTGTTGCCGATCATAATTGGCATCTTCAGTTGTGATATTCACCTCAGAAAGCGAACCACTTTCTGCGTGTGTCACACCTGTTGCCAAACCAACATAAATACTATTCCCTAGAGTAGCAAACGACAGGGAATCATTTTTGAACAAATAATCTAGAATATGTCGTTCTAGATAGGTTGTTGCCGCATTAGATGTAGCCATGTTTTTTACTCCTAACTTCTTGGCTTATCTGGTAAACCTCGACGATATGCGTCGCTATTTTCCCGAGCCTCTGCTAAATCTTTAAGGCGAGTCATTTCCTGTATAAAGCGTTGTTCATACAAGGCCATCATATCTTGTTCGCCTTTCATGTAAGTATATGCTTCAACGAGAGAACCGTAAAGAAGAGCGTTCGGGGCATTTTCGCCGAGCCATGATGTAGCCGCATTAGAAACGACAGCTACCACTACGCCAGTTGCACCACTCGTACCACCTGTAACCGTTTCCCCGACGGAAAATGCCCCAGATAGTGTTGTAGGCGTGTATTCAACTTGCGCCGCACCGACAACAGCCAGCGTTGCCGAAGCACCGCTAATATTGCCTGTGATAGATTCCCCGACCACAAATGTCCCTGTCAAATTATTTAGAGTAACTACAACAGGGATGTTTGTTATGCTTTCGGGGCGATAATAGTAATGAAGCTCTACATTGTAAGCTATATCTGGTGTAGGCGATAAAATAAAATTATCTACATCAAATATGCCGTAAAAACGCGGAGTTGCATTACCTGTCACCGTATTGTTGAACTCTTGCAAATAGTTTACATCTTTCAACAATAGGAACTCTTTATAATTTGGCGTCGTAATCTGCAAAGAAAACGGCGACATATAATCAGTTGGCACAGACAAATAAGGGTTGCCTATAGTAAGCTGGGAAGTAGCATTTTTGCGAAACAGCTCAAGATCAACCAGCGTAAAAATACGGTCTTCTGCCCCGCGTACAAACAAAGGCATATTATTTACAAAAGAAGTTTCGTAATTTTCAGTAAAGTCCTGAACCGCTTGGCTGAGTTGGCTATACGAAAAAGTCATTAGTCACCCCTATGGCGATAAAGTGACTGGACCAGCTGACGAGTTTTCGCCGCCACCTTTAACACTGCCGACTGTAGCTGTTCCGCTACTCGCCGTAAAAGTGTATGTATCAGTTCCAGTAACCGTAATAGTGTAGCCTGAAGCGTTTTCAAGCACCGCTTTAGAAAACCCATCAAACCCTTCCACATCTCTGAATCGAACAACATCACTTGTCGCTCTCCCATGACTCCGCTCGTTTACTGTGATTACATTACTACCAATTCCTCCAGATAGAAAGGGGTTGGGAGTTAAAAGTCTCGCAGTAGCGGGTTCTGTACGATCAATACGAGGCTGAAATAAAGCCTCTGGGTCAGCAGGGGGGATGTTAGGTTCTAGCTGTGGGTGTTTATACTCAAAGCACTCTGGGCATACTTTCAGGCCATTCCACTCAGTCTGCAGACTGCGATAAGGGTATTGAAACCCACATCTGTCGCATAGAGCATTAGCGTATGAACCTACTGCATATGCCATTATCTAAACCCATAATAATCCCTGCGAGGTGTTAGCGACAGGTTTGCCCTGTCTACATCTTCATAAGCGGCACGAGCAAACTCTTCTTCATACGAAGCCTTCAAAAGCTGAGCTCTTTCAGGTGCTTTTTTAATAGACAGGTAGTAAGCCAGACCCGCCGCCAAGCAAGGATAGAACCGGAACGGCACTTCCATTGTGTTTTCATAATCATCCGCATCTTCAATGCGGGTAAGCCTATCATAAACAAAAGTATATGCTTGGTCTGGGGTAGGCCAAACATTCAGCACAGGCGTAATAGAACGGTCTATATACCACTGCACAGGCCGTGCTTCATTTAATTTGTTAGGGATATTTAAGAATTCATCGCGGCTAACCCGCTCTACTTGTATATCAGATTGGGTGCTGAGGCCAGCATTACTCCGTAAAACCGCGCTGAGAGCGTCTACAGTGTCATTAGGCAAATTATATTGGTTAGTACCCTGAACTAGACTTACCGTGCTCTGTTGGATCGTCCAGCGGTTCAAACCTCGGTTAGCCCAATCCGCAAACAAAAGGTTGAGGGAGCGTTTGGCTGTTTTCAGGTCGTAACCAGTCCGGACTTCCAAGCCACACCGCTCATAAGCCTCTTCAATGTAATCCGCTACATCTAGTTCAAAATTGGTACTGCCTGAAGTAGCCATGCTTTACCTCATGCTTTCTTTTTCTTCTTTTTCTTCGGAAACCCTGCCTTCATATTAGCATACGCCGCCTTAGAAATAGTTGATTTTTTCTTAGAACGAGAAATACCTAGCTTTTTTCGCCTGTTGATATTGGCATATAAACCGCGTTTTGCCATGCCTTTCTCCGTTTGTTTAGACTGCTGGCTTCTGCCAATAGTCATTATTTACCACCTAAACTCAATAACAACGCTACAAATGCGTCACTATTCATAAGACCTGCAAATATAATCCCGCCGACCAACATCCATTTAGCTTGGAATACCGCCTTTTTAACATCGGTCATATCCGCATGAAGTTCATCAACACGCTTTACAATATGCTTTTGTTGCGTTTTCCACTCCGTAAATTCAATTTCTAGCTCATGCACACTTTTATCGGCCACGAAATACACCCTTTCACCATGCCTTACAAGACCAGTAGCGAGCACTGAACTTGTCTTTGGCGGTAGCACAGTTGTGACGAGCTCTAAAAGACTTGCGGCGAGCTGGTTGGTCTTTTTTGATTGACATATTGGGGTCTCCAAATCTGACCAGTTTGATTTGGCTACCCTTTTTTGCAAGAACTGCTGATTTTTTTGGACCATTCGGGGTGCGTTTGGGTTTGTTGTAGCCACTGAAAGTTTCCCCCCGATACTGTAATTTTCCGCTAGGTGTCCGTTTTACATTTTTTGTTGTAGCCACTACAAGTCACTCCCATTTTGAATGTAAATAAACTCCATCGACGCGGACACATTAAAGTCAACAGACCCTGAAGAAGAAAACGCCCTCATTTCCAAGTCTGTTTTTTCTGTAAACTTTAACGGGTAAGTATAAAACTGTTCGTGTGCGCCATCTGTCAGGGTAAATCTTTCTTTTATCTGGAAGACTTCTCCGTATGGCCTAGCAACAAGACTAGCATTTAAAAGAGCTTTGGTGGCAGTAGACGTGCCTGTGGATAAAGCCATTTTTGTAAGAAACGCTGTATATCCTGCGGGAACTGTCCAAAGAGCCATCAATGTTTGGTTATCACCATCCCCATTTATGGTCAGGTAAATATTAGCGGGAACTCCAGCGGTCACTGTGCCTGTTCCTGCGTAAATTGTGCCAGCGTTTGCGCCACCACTGCCAGCACTGCGAACAATGCCGCGATTTATACGAAAATAAGATTGTGTGGTATTAACAGCCGTTTGTCCATTTAAGGTGACAACTTCGTTTATTTCGTTGTAATCGGCGTCTAGGCCAAAAACTTCTACTGTTCTTGCACCAGTTCCTGCGGCAGTATCATTAGCTGAACTGCTTGATATAGTCATTACTGTGGCTGATGCGGGATAAGCGTATAAACCGCCTTGTTCCCAAATAGTTTCCTTAGTGGCTCCAACAACAGCGTTGTAACCAAACTTAAAAACAGTTTTATGGAAGGATATTTGCCCACGAGCAACTTGAAGCTCGAACGGTTCGGAAGTTCCTACACGTGAGATAGAGCTTACTTCACGAGCCATTCGAGTCTCCTTTAGTTATAGAACACTGTCAGCGCAGTTATGGCTGTAAAGGCAGAAACATAAATATCTTCTACCCTTATGCCTTCCGCTGGTATGTTCACTGAGTGTGAATCAGATGCAAGAAAATCAAGATCAAGTACCGTCGCGCCACCATTACCATCAGTAATGGTTAAACGCGGAGCTCCTGTTGTCGTGAGAACTTGTATCTGACGAATACGCGCAGGACCAACACTAGCCGAGCCAGTGGCTGTCAAGCGTTTTGCTTTTACATCAGATCCAGCCATAACAGCCTCCTACTAAGCGGTAGCTGTCGCGCCAGTGTCTACACGGATCCAGTTAGAACCATCTGAAAACACAAGGTTTCCTGTACCCGCGCCAGCCCCTTCAGCAACCTTACGAGCATTTGATACATAATAAACGTACCCTTCGTTATCGGCTGAGGCAGTTGGTAGGTCTGCAAAAAGGATTGGGTTTAGCCAGAAAGCAGTGTTTGTCTTTACTGGACCTGAAAAAGTTGTACGAGCCATTTGGATCTCCTGTCGTGGCTAGTGTCAGCCGCACCATGCGACTGTCAGGGATAACATTACTTTACTCAAAAAAGAAGGGAGGCACAAGCCTCCCTTCTCTTTATTTGATGTTTGTGGGTTAAGCTCCAGGAGAACCAAACACACAACGAGGGTCTGAAACACCGAAGCTGTAACGCTCACGAGCTTTGTAGCGCACATTGCCTGTTTCAAAATCGCCTTCCATGCTGTTTTGGATTGGCGAACGAACAAAGTGCTTAAAGCCGTTTGGTGCATCCGTCTTAATGAAGAATGCGTCTGTGTCGGTCAGGAAGTGGTTAACCACATAACCGTCAGGAAGCATACCCATGTTACGGATAGCGTTGGTGTCGTTATCTGCAGTTCCAGGACGCAGATTAGTAGCCATCAAACGCTCAGCCACAAACTGGAGGTTGGTAGGAATGATCAACTTCATACCACGCAGAGCGATTTTAAGGCCGCGCTCGTCGATGAAGTTAGAGATGTCAATCAGTGACTGCTCAAGCGAAGTTTCGTTGAGATCAGCCGCAGTTGTCAGCTCATTCCGGAATGTACCACCACCTGTGGTTGGGTGATTTGTTGCACACAATTCTACACCGTCACCAATAGCGAAGTTAGAGTTAAAGGCGTTGTTAAGAACAGCCGCCGCTTTAACTTGCTTAGTATTCGCCATTGAACGAGCAAGCGCACGAGTGTAGCGTGAGCTGAGGCGGTCGTAGAGGTTATCCTCAACAGCTTCCTCAGTGATAGCAAACGCCAGTGCGATTGTTTCATGGGTGTAGCGAGATGTGAAGGCTTCGTTTGCGGTATCGTATGATACTGCCGCACCTTCACCTTTAGTTGGAGCTTGACCGAAGCCAGCGAGCATTACCTCTTCTTCGAAAGCCCGATCAGAATTTTCGGTTTCGTAGATTTCGGCGTGTTCGTTGTCGTAACGATCGTATTCCATGCCAAACAGAGCGTTAAGTCCAGGCTCAAGCTCTTTCAGCAGTTGACTTCTAGAAATAGCCATCAGAGAGCCTCCTTAAATACCTGTGCTGGTGTTGTAGAAGTGGTTGTTCAACTTCACAATCGCCAACCGACCAGCTACAGTCGCATCGTCGTTTGAAGGAGAATCTTCATAACCGACAATACGCATATTGAGAGTAGCTGTTGTAGCCGCAGTAGAAACAGCCAGTTCTGCGCTGGAAATACCAGAAGTCGCGTCACCAGAAGTTGCTGTTGCGAAGTTAGCGTTTGCGTTAACAGCCGCCTGAGTTGCCGCCGCATCACAATTGATCAAGAAAAGCTGATCAGGATGTGCCGCAATGGTACAAGTTGCTTCAGTACCGCTCTTTACAGAGGCAGTTCCAGGCCACTTGTTAGTGAAGGTAGGAGTTCCATCAAGAGCGATGTACTCACAACCCATAAATGCACCGAGCAATGCTACAGTACCACCGTTAGCCGCACCTACAATATCCACAAGACCATTGGCAAGGGGAATAACTGGGCTACCCTGATAAATCACAGAGGAAGTTCCAGCTGTTCCCGCAGTCTGGATTTTGAAGGTCATCATACCGTTGGTATTTGCACCAGCTCCGAGCATCTTATACGGACGAAGTCCGAAAGCCGCATCGATATTAGCCATGCTTTAGATTCCTTCTAGTTATCGGAGCCACCTTTAGCCCCGAAAGTTACACGGGATTGCCTATCTGGTTTAAGGATAGGCATTGAACTATGCTCTTCCCGCATTAAGTCATTGTCGACCGCTTGCATTTGATCCGCGGTTTTACCACGGAAATAAGCATCACGCTCTTCTTTTGACTCGATTGGGAAACGAGCTAAGAGTAGACCGCCAACTCCAATAACCCCCGCGTGTTTACCGTCTTGGATGGTAGGGGATTCAAAGTCAGGGAACTCATCTGCGCGAACAAGATCAAAGCCTTCGCGTAGGCGAGCCGAAAGGTTCTTTTTATCGTCCTGACCCATGACTGATTCACGGATCCAACGATGAATGTATCCTTCCGGAGCTGGGGGTGCATCCAGTGTGGATGGAGGTTGCCAAGGTTTGCGGCGTGAGTCTTTCTCACGAGTTTGTGCTGTGCGTGGGGTACGATCCATGATCTATTCCTTCACGAATTAAGGCGAGCAAGTTGCTTCGCGTATTGTTCATAACTTACACCAAGTTTATCAGCTATGGCAACCTGTGAAGGACTTAGCTTGATTTTTTTGCTAGAAACCTTCCCAGCCGACCGTGACGCTGGTGCTACTGGTGATCGTGCATTAGACGGCTGTGATGCCCTGTTTTCCTCAAATTTATGGGGAAACTCTTCGCGCATACGCCGATCTAATTCCTGATAGTACTCATCACTTGTAGGGTCAAAATATTCTGACTCTACCAAGCGTTTATGAATACTAAATGCTGTAAGTGTCATTGGCTCATCTTGACCAAACCACTCATTTTTACGAGCCCAAGCCTGTGCTTTAGGGTCAGGCTGTGCGGGTTGTTGCTGTGCCTGTTGCTCTGGTTTTGCTTCAGCTGGCTTAGTTTTACGTTCTTCATACTCAGCTTTTGCAACAGTAAGCCGCTCTGACTCAATAGCCAGTTTAGCCAACTGTTTCTGAGCCTCAATTTGTGCATCAACATCGCCCATGTTGATAGCATTAGTAAGTTTGGTTTTAAGAATCTCTTCTTGGGTAGAAACACGCTGGTCATACTCAGTTAGGTAAGACTCATCAATTTTACTTGACCGTGTTTTTAAATCTTCCATCTGTTGCTGAACTGATTTAGCATAATCAGTAGCCGCTTTTTCACGGCGTTCAGCTTCACGCATTTTATAGGTTAGCTTTTCAATGCGTTTTTTGACCTTGTCACTATAGCCCTCAAGGTCATCTTCGGAAGCTTCATCACCACTATCGGGGGCGGCTTCCGCTTTTGCTTCTACCTTTTCATCGGCTTCCGCAGAATCCTCAAGTTCTACCTCTACGGTATCCTCAAGTTCTTCCTTTACATCTTCTTGCATAACTTACTCCTGTTATGTATGCAGAATATCTTCTGGGTTGTTGATCTTGGCTAAGATCTCGTCGTCATTAAGCAAGCGGACTTCGCCGCCATCGATCTTAAAACGACTTCCGGCATATCTGCCGAATATCACCCAATCACCTTCCGCACACCACGCACCAGTTTCCCCGAATTTATCAGGGTCTTTATACGCCAACGGACCAACTTTCATCACATAACCACATACTGTAGCTAGTGCTTCACGTTCAACCGCTTGGTCTGGGAGGTAAACACCGCCTTCGGTCTTTTTCTTACCCTTAAAGGGCAAAATAAGAATACGCCAGCCAGTAGGCTGAGGCATTTTTTCCATGGCAGGGGTTGTTGGGGAGTTTTCTTCTTGTTTCTTTTTAGCTTCTTGAGCTTTTGCAATGTACTCAGGTACATAGAGGGTGCTAGTCATGATCCACCTTTTTTAGCAGGGCTAAAAGCTCCTGTTCAATGTTAGCAAGCTCTGCAAGACGCGCTCGCAGTTCCTTGAATGCGGAAAAATCCTCAATTTGGCCTTCAATTATTTGTTGTCCAATGAGCTCTTTCCGTTCCCTAATTATATTAAGGAGTTTTTCATGAATGTAAAGGTCTGACATTCTATTTTGTGACCTTTTTCACTTTTTCGAATGTGCGGAGGCCACCCAAGCCAAGCATACCCATCAAAACAGTCATAAGAGAGCTCATATCAAACTCAGGTAAAGCGGGTATTTCCACTCCTGCCCATGATACACCAAACAAAATCAATGGATTTAGCACAAAATGGTAGGCTAACGCGATACCGCACGTCCAACCAATGAAAGGACGCCACCCCGCCACAAACAAACTGCGGTGCTGTGCTTCCATTTTGTTGACTTCAACCTGTGCCATCGCCGCTTCATGTGCGGCTTTTTCTGCCATAGTCGCAATTTCATGCGCCATAGCGTTTTTGGCATCTTTGTCTTCAATAAATTTATCCAGTATACCTGTAACTGGACCGATTAGTGCTTGTAACATACCCTACTCCGTTTAATACACTTCCACTTTGTTACTGTCTATCCTTACTGGTTTGCAATATGCGGTAGCCCTATGCTCTGCAGGAACGCCACTGATACTTCCATAATTACCGTATCGTTTTACTACCCTAGCCGCAAAGTAATTACAGTCATCAATAGACCGAAAATACATATCTTGGCTCTGCACCTTTCCACCTAATAGCACAACCAGTAAAAACGCATGGATCATTTTTTATCAACAGGTTTGACCTCTACTGATTTATGCTCATGACCCATCCATATGCCAAAAACGCCCGTCATAACGCCCATGACAACAGAAACAAAAGCAGATTGCGGCGCACTAGGGTCTTCTAATGACATAAACCACTCAGCGCACCGCCACGACATAGCCGTACTAACCAGCATCATAAAACGAGGCAGGATCTTCCACCGCAGAAATTGTTCTACGGTTACAGGCATTAACGGACACCCTTAAACTTAGTGCCGCGCATCGCCTTACCGCCACCGCGACAAGAGCTTGACTTTTTGCCTTTTGCCATGCCACCTTTTTTGTAGCCTTTGCGAACCATACCGCCGCCCATATACTTTTTACGAGCCATGCCACCTTTTGATTTTTTATCAGGCTTCACACCATACTCCTGGAACAACTCAGCATCGATCTCAATAATCTTATCCATGTCGTCGTTTTCTACAGCATTGCGCCGCAGTTCCATTAACTCTTCCATTCTCATATCATCAGCCATGCTAGTCTCCTTAAGGCTTCTGTTTATTCGTTAAAGATTCCTGTGCAACACTTCTAATATACCCTGTCACTTCATCTGGTGACATACTGGTGTATTTAGAAGCGATTGTATTTAATTCTTCATCTGTTTTAGGTTTATTTTCTGGTTTGTTTTCGGGTGGTTTATCCAAACCCCAACCCAATTTACCAGCAATTTGGTTGCCGATTGAAATAGCACTGGCAAGTCCTTTATCTATGCCCATCGCGCTAGGGACAACTGATAAAATACCCAAAGGCGTTGTTTCTCCAGGAATCATACGCTTAAGAAGATTTTGTTGGAGAGTATGATATGGACTAAAGTTCGCATAGTTTTGAAGCATCGTGTTGGCAAAAGACATAGGCGAGGTATACGCAATATTGCCAAAAGGGTCTAAATACTGACCTGTAGGGGTAAATTTCTGCACAAATTGTTGAACTTCGGGGTTGTTATAATAATCATTACCACCAATGCCATCAATTAAATTGTTTTGAATCATCCCAGCGGCGAGCATATTTTGGAAAGTGCTACCACCGATATTGATGCCCCGAGCTTTTGCCCGAGCCATTTGGTCTTGCACATAACCTAATACTTTGTCGTCAGAAGACCTGCCACCTGTTTGTTCTTGGTTGCCGCCAGTGTAGCCTGTGTCTGATGCTGTGGTATTAGCACCAAAATCCTTATCACCTACTTCAGCACCAATATCAGCCACTACTAGCCTCCTCTATTCATACTGCGTTGCATAGCAATTTGCGCTCGCATAGCGGCAATATCCTCAGTGCTTTCAATACGCTCACGGGCAATAGCCGCCTGTTCATTGGCTTTTTGCCTATTAAACTCAAGCTCCATTTGGTCTTGCTGTGCCTGTTGCATTTGCTCTTGCTGGCGCAACTGAAGTTCCTGTTGCTTGAGGTCAACCAATGGGTCTTGCTGACCACCGCCCAATACCTGTTGCTCTTGCTGGAGGTATTCAGTAATCAACTGCGTTTCAATTTGCGCTACCATTGCTTCGTGCATTTCTGGCGGCTGTTGTTGGGCGTTTGGATCCTGCATCATTTGCTGGTCATGCACCATTTTAGCCTTCATACCGATATGCTCAAAAATATGCGTTTGCAAAAGCTGAAGCGCGGCGGGGTTTCCACGCACTACCATACTTGACATATACGCTAAATGCGCTTGGATATGGGCATCATGGTCTTGCTGTGGGAAGGCTTGTATTTGTTGCCGCCCAGACAAAGCAAGTTGCAAAATGCCGTTTTCCTGTGCCGGACCCATCGGAGTAGGCTGTTGTGGTGGCGGCAAGATTTGCTCAATATTGTCTACGCCAAGCGCGGTATACACACGGCGGTAAGCCTCATACTGGTTATGAAGCTGAGGCTGTGCCATCGCTAGTTTCAACTGCTCCTGCGCCAGACTTACCCGCTGTGACATACTAAAGATGTTAGGGTTGGCTACTGGAACAATATCAATACGACCATCAAAGTCAGACTGTTTCAAACCCTGCTGGTTATTAGTAACATTGTAAGGGTAATCACCACCCTCAAGCGAAATAATTTCCGCAAGCAGTTTGAACTCTTGCTTCATTGCGTTATACAGCCGCTTATGCACCGCTGACATAATACGGCTACCGCGTTCCATAAGGGCGACTGTTGTGCCTACAGGCATTTCCGTATTTTGGATATTACCTGTGCCAATATCTGTAGTGCCTACAAATTTCTGCGCCGCATTAACTACAAAACCGAGGAGTTGGAACAGAGTCGCGCTAGGCTCTTTGTAGGGCAAAGGCAAGAGCGAGCCGCGTAGCTCTGTCCCAACCACATCGACGTCGCGCCACTCTCCAGGCTGAAGGGGCTGGTCGTCATCTCGTATCCGTAGCCCTCTAGCCTTAAATCCAGCTGGCATATTGGCTAATGTGCCAGCATCTACCAGTTGGCGTAGGTTAGCGGTAGCTGTACGGGACAAATTACCAAGCAAATGGATCAAACCATTACCGTAAAACCCTAATCCTGGAGTGAACATATAATGGACAAAATACTGCTTTTTGCGCTTATTTGGGTCATCTTCCGCGTAGTTGCGGTAAATTGACAGCACTTCGCCAGAATCTGCGGAAACCGTTACAATATACGGCAATTTTACCCCTGTAGCCTCGCCAGACTCGTCTTGGTCGGGGAAATCTTCTAAATCTAGGTAACAATGGCACTCATACAGGGTGATTTCTTCATTATCCCCTGCCCTCTCCATACCAGAAAGCTGTTCTTTAGTATCATCCAGCTCACTATAATCACCCTCCCCTGCTTCTACATCAATATCACGGTAAAAACCGCTAATTTGGAGCTTGCGTAGCTCATTTGGGGACATTTTTATGATGTGTGTAACACGCTCAGAACTCGCTAAATCCGTAGCATTATACGGAACCAGCATATCTTCAGCCATTACAAACTTACTAACCTGACGCCCGAGCTGTGGGTCTTTATACACTTTCTTAAATGCGCTACCGCAAAGCCCCAAATAGTAAAGCATTTGGTCAAATTCAGCATCGTATTCATCCATTACATGAACAATCTGGTAATTCATGTAATCTTTAATGCGGTCTGCCTGTTTTTCTAGGTCAGGGCTAGTATCGCCCAGCACTTGTGTCCGCACTGGACCACTCGGCGGCAATAATTCTTTATAGGCTTGGCTTTGGAATTGGCTAACGGCCTCGTTCAGCATTGGGTGGATAACGCCAGTAGCCCCTGCAAAGGGTTCGGTGCGGTTATCGTATTTAAGCCCTAAAAGGTCGAGTCCTTTAGTGTAAGTACTGATCCACTCTTTGCGCGACGAATTATCCTCATCTACTTTTTCTAGCACCATACTAGATATAGCGACTAATTCATCATCATTTACACTCTCAGCAAGGTTACTGCCAAAGCCCATATCTTCAACAGAAGCAGTTTCAGGCTCCGCAAATTCTACTGAGCCATCTTCCATACGCGACATTTCCATACCATCGAAACTTGGTTCGGGGGCAGGGGCAGGAATATCCACCTCTAAATCATCATCAGGCAAAGTTTGCCCAACCAATGTGAATTCACGTTCAATATTATTATAGGCACTAGGTTTTCTAGCCATTCGCTTTCCCCCCTTGAATTACGCGGAAAATGGGCTTGGGGGCAAGGCTCTGCTGAGCTAACTGCACAGCCTTTTTCAAATCATCTAATTTATCCGTAATAGATTTGTTTTCTTGGTGGACCTTCAACATAATCGTCATAATCCTCTGGGTGCTGTATAAACCCGCCTTCGCGAAACCGTCGGAGAGCCTGTGTTACCGTGTCAACGAAATCATCATTTTCGCCAGCCGGAAACGCCGCACACTCCTCTATGACTTCTTCCGCCCATCGTGTATCTGGAGCCCATACTAACCCAGATTCAAGGAGAGGCGCAATGGAGTTTACTCTTGTGTATTTATCATTCCCTCTGGACGGGCTATAATTCTGCACCGGAATACCCATACTGCGTAACTCTTGCGTCAACGGCATACCACTCGCCTTGGCCTCAATCAACACACATTCCGGATCCCAATAATTATATTCCTCCATTGCAATACGCCGCAACTCAGGGAAATCCCATCGGCCACGCCGCGCATCACACAGAATAATGTTTGGTGGTTCTCCCTCCTTAGGATAAAACACACCCCATGTGGTTATAGCACTAAAATCAGCATTCGTCTGTTTACTAAACGCCGTATCATAAGACTGCATCACATAACTCAGCGGCGGGATATCTTCCTTTTCCCACTTCTGCCACCAATCACGCTTCAATATAGCACTCGTCTCAGAAGTAGGATTCTGTTGCCACTGCGCTTCCCACTTGCCAACAGACAAAGAAGCCTTAACCTTTAACAACTCATCCTTTTTCCAAAACTCCGGCCACAAAACCTTATCATCATCCAATAACGCCGGAAACTCAACCACCTCCCACTGGTCTGCCAATACATCGCGAGCCTGTTGCTTCAACAACTTACCCGTCAAATCTATCTCGGACCATCGCGTCATCACAATTACAATCGCTCCTCCAGGTTGCAAACGCTGGCGTGGACCAGAAGTATACCACTCATACGCATTCTCCAATGCCGCAGGGGATAACGCATCCTGCTCCGAGTGCGGATCATCAATAATCATCAAATCCGCACCACGACCAGTAATCGCTCCTCCAACACCAGCCGCAAAATATTCGCCACCAGCATGGGTCTCCCATCTACCCGCCGCACTACTATCCTGCCGCAACTTTACATCCGGAAAGACCAGAGAGTATTCGTTACTGTTCATAAGGTTACGCACCTTACGTCCAAACCTCACCGCCAATTCACCTGTATGCGTCGCCTGAATAATCTTTAACTTAGGGTTCAATCCCATCAACCAACTCGGCAACAAATAACTGGCAAACTCCGACTTCGTATGTCGCGGTGGCATATTCACTATCAACCGCTTAATACTGCCATCCGCCAATCCATTAAACTTCTGCGCCATCACCTTATGGTGATTCCCCTCAATAAACTCAGGCCATACCGTTTTGGTATAAGCCATAAAATCCTTCCTCGCGCGATCACTCGAAGCATACTGTCCACTCTTTTCAAGCAAACGAGCATACTGCTTCAACACATCTTCAGGAATAGTCAATGGAGCGTCTGGCATGGGTCATGTCCTACAGCCAACATCAAACAAGCAATCAAACTACATAAATCGCTCTCTTCCAAATATATGTAATGCGTATGCCCATCCTCATAAAACAAGGTCAAAGCTATATCGCCATCTTCACTGGTCGTAACGCCCACATATTCTGGATCTCTGTTCATGAATTCAAAATAGTATAAAAATTTCTGAGGGGCAATGAACCTATAACTCATATTTCAAAAAAGGGGGGTGGGGGTACGCGAATAATTATCTCGGTACTAACGATGTCGAAAGAACCGTGTATACGCCTACGCATATACACCACTCGTCTGTCAAAGGGGGGTTGGGGGTGTGGCATTTTTGCCACATAGCCTAAAACGCCGCTGGGGACCCATAGGCGGCGGTTGTGCGGCTGGCGGTAGGTAACACCGCCAGCCGCTAGGGGTTAGCCCATAAGCACTAGGTTGCCATAGGCTGTGCCGTATGTGTTAGCGGTTTGTGCGCTGTAGTTAAAGCCGCCATTAAGCACAGCCGCCACAGCATTTTGGTTGGTTGCCGTGCCAGCCGCCGCATTAACATTGGCAAACACACTAGCCGCCCAATGTTGGTGCGCCGCCTGTATTGCCGCCAATGGCACAGGCTTGCCAATGCTGGTTGGCAATTTTGTGCTAATGGCTGGCACGTTGTAAACGGTAACACCGTTGGCGGTTGTGGTTGGCACACCGTTAACGCACGCCCATAAAATAAGGCCGCGTGCGCTAATGTTGCCAGCCTTGTTTGGTTGCATGGTGCGCCACATTGCGCCGCCGCCAAACAAAGTGCCGTTGGCAAGTGCGGCTGGCGTTAATTGCAAGCCCACATTGCCTAAACCGTTGGCCTTAATAAAGGCCGCCATTGCCGCAACGCTAACCGCGTTTTTAGCACCGTTTGCACCGTTAAAAGCCTGTGCCGCTTGTGTTGTTTTGTTAACCATTGTTAACCCCTTTTTAGTTAATGTGCGGTAGCACCATTGCCCCGCCCCTATTTTATGCCACAGGTTTAATATGTTTGTAAACCCCTTTTTTACAGTATTGCCAAAATAATTATTAGCAACGCCGCCACACTACCAAAAACCAGCGCAATCATTTGTGCCGCCATGCGCCAATATAGCCGACCATAAAACTGGACAGGCCAATAATAAATAGCAATGCGCTAATGTAATGGTGGAGGGTTGGGATATTAAATGTGTCCACACTGGTAAACATTAAAAAGATACCAGCCAACATTAAATAACCATAGGTAACGATAATAAGCATAGCAAACTCCCTTGTTTGTGGTTAGGGGTTTACATTGCCAGCCGCCGCCGCGTCTTGCCAGTGCAAAATTGTCACTGTGATAACATGGGAAGTCGCGTGATTTCACAAGAGTTCATGACGGTCTTTCGTATTCATATGAGTGTATACGAAAGAGAGATCGTCCAATATCCAAAGGGGACTTATCCATCTATCTATCTTATATGCTCATGTATACCGATAAGAGATTCATCTTCGTCACTCTTTGTCAATCAATCAATCCATCAAATAAAAAAAGGGCGACCCGAAGGTCGCCCTCGTTGGAGGTGGAGTGGCTTATGCCGGAATGACATAAAGCTCCACGAAGTTTTTGCCCCATGTCGCTTTCGCGCTGGCTGACTGTCCGCCGTTAAGAGCGTCAAGCAAAGCATGGAAGCGACGCGCCTTAATTGAGCGGTGAGCCATGTCGACATCCTGCAGGGTGACCGTTTCCTTACCGGAGTTGATCAACTGCCAGACTACCTTGCCACGCAGGACAGACTTAGGTGAACCGTCTGCGTCATACAAGGTCCGCTTGCTTTCAAAGGGGAATGGCTGTTCCGCCTTTGGGTCAACGTCGGCTACAATGCGGACGCCTACATTATTAGGATTCCCGCCAGCGTGTTCCTGGACAAACTTAAAAATGTCCTCGGCCGTAACGCCTTCGCGCTTGCGCTCATCAGGCAGTTCATTGATGCCTGCAAAAGTGATTTCCTGAGCGACTTTTTTAGTGACTGCTTTAGCCATGATAAGTTCCTTTCTACGAACTTGCGAGTCCAGCACCATTGCTGGCTACCCTTATAGAGTAGCAAATTGACCTTCCTATGTAAACCCCTAAATTGTCATAATGATAAAGAAAGATGTCGGCGGGTAGAACGGCAGAAGTCCATGGACCTCTCACGACTTCACATGATTTCAGCCGCGATGGACGACGAACGAGGAGCCACTGATCACTCTTCGTCGCTCTTCATCAATCTATCGAGGACCTCTGCCCATCCATCTTTGTCCCTCGGCCACTCCATCCTGTAATCGTATGTTGGATCATTATCAATCAATCTCTTTGCAAGGTAGCGTCCATCCATAAACAATAGGCTCTGGGACGAAGGATGATGAACCAAGTTCCAAACGCATCCACCAACATCAGTTCTTGAGGTCTGCCATGCTATTTGATGAGGACGCCACTTAGGGAACTTCTTGTCGGACTTTGTCGTAAGAACCTTTAACTCTACCCAGAAGTCCTTGCCATTCGCGCAACCGTTGACGTCAGGGACGCCTGGACTCGCCCATGACTCCATCCTTACCCAATGGACGTTTAGGTGGCGTGTTCCGTCCCGTAGGGCTTTCCATAATTTAGACTCAGGTTTCGGTGTTGGCACTTGGATGAACTTCTATTTCTTGGAAGTTCGCATCTATGGTGGGCTGGGTCGCTTCTACAAGTTGGGGGAACTCTTGCTGTATGCGCCTGATCTCTGCCATAACCTCATTGCGATCCATCTGGTCTATCTTGCCCATGAGGATTTCCTTGCGGTCAATGTAAAGTCCTGCGGCTTGGCCTCGTGACTTTTCAGCAGTGACAGCGGCGGCGTAGTTCCCATTCTGCAACGCTTGGTCTCTTATCTCTGCCAGTTTCTTTACATGGCTTTCAAAGGTGACTTCAAACTTGTGTTGCAGTTCATTCTTGATATCGCGTATGCGTTCCAAAACTTGGGGGTAGTCCCGTCCGTTCAACATACGGCTTGCGATGGCGTGTGCATTGGACTCTGCGTAGCCAGCGCGAAGTGCGGCCTCAGTTTGCGTAACTTCCTCTGTTGCGTAAATCATTGCAAACTTTTCTTGCTTGGGTGTCAGCCCTACTTCCACCCGAGGGTTAGCAACAACGTCCAGAGTATTCTTGTGTGTAACTTTCGCTTTCGGCATAACAACAGTCTACTTTCCTATAATAGTAACCGCAATAGAAATCGACTCTTTTCTAAAAGTGTAATCTCCAAGCTCGCGTAGGGGCTCAAAGTTTTAATCATAATATCACATTACTCACATTAAAGCATTGTTTTTGTTAGATAGCCAGATATCGTATATTGTAATATCCGATCGATCACATCACTCGTGATTTCATTTTACCTACTATATATAAAAGTGTCCCAATATCACCAGAGAGCCATGATCGGTTGACCATGACCCCCTGCCTTTTGTGAATGGTTATTGGTTTTAGAGCGGCCAGAGAAGAAGAATTGCCAGCCCGATAAGAATACTTTCCATGATTACCACCAGCAAGTGTAGATGACTTTTTGCCCTTTTTCCAGAGCGAGTGTAGCGGCACTACAGAACTCTGTGTCTTGTTCTAGGTAGCGATTGGCTTGCTCCTCTTGAAATTCGTGGCCGTAGAAGAACCCACCGTGACATTCGTGTTCGGCGAAGTTGTTTTGCACGGCTTCCCATAGGGCTTTGATGTCGTCAAGGTCGAGCTCTAGGTTAGAGCAGTTGAGTTCTATGGCAGATTCGCCAGTTTTTTGCTCCCAGAGTTTTTCCATAAACTCTTGAAGGCGACTGTGTTTGCGCCAGTAGAAATCGCGGTCGCTGTTAATGCTGACCCAAGTGTTGCCTTTGTCATCTTGTTCAGATGTTTCAGTGGCGTTGATATAAGCGTTTTGATCAAGTCCCATTGTTACCTCCGTTAGTTAGATGGGTTAATTTCAACAAGTTCGGCTTCGCCGTATTCCACGCACTCGTTACAAGCGGTGGCTTCGTCGCCGTGTAGGTCAACGAGCAGTTCGCACTCCTCGCAACCGTCAACAGGTTTTGCGTAATAAGTCTTGGACATTGTTACCTCCGTTGGTTGACTCCGTAGGCTACTGCCTACCCTTATATAATAAGGTGTGAGGGGGCAGGAAGTAGCCTTTTTTGTTCGTCTTGATAACATTGTTGTCAGTCCAAAATGAGCAGGATGACGAGTAGACCTATCACACCTAGAATGGAAAGTAGAATCATGACTGAAACATCTGAACAAGTTGCTCCGCTATTTCACCGATGTAACTAAGGATTGCCCTTTGGTGAGAGGGATGTTCAGCATGGATAATCTTGCGGCAAAAGTCAAAACCATCACTATCATATGCACCATGCACCATCAGGTAATGCGATATAGTGCCTACCTCTTGTGGTATTTGTATTTCACTGACGACAATGTATTCGTCGTCCCACACATCAACTGATGCAACATTTTCGGTCAGCACAGGGTCGTGCATAAAACGGCCTTCCATGACGGATTGCACTTGTTGTAAGAAATCTGTAGCCATTGCTACCTCCGTTAGTTGATGTAGCCACCATTGGCTACCCTTATATAATAAGGTGTGAGAGTTTGGGAAGTTGGTCTTTTACTTCCCGACGACAAAAAAGACGGCCACCGAAGTGACCGCCTTCTAAGGGAGGAGGAAAAATGAGTAAGTAGTCTTCTTACACTGTTATCGTTACCCATCTTATCCAATCCTGCAAGCCTCAATTTGGGAGACCGAGATTAGTGGTTGTTTCCAATACCTTATCGGTGAGCCGCCGTGCTCGCTCAGCCGTGACATCATCAATCCATGATTCAATGTCATCAGGCTCCATCCCAAGATGTGCTAATTTCGTTGCACAGAGGCGAGCATCAATCTCGCCTTCTATGAACTGGAATTGCACTTCTTCTTGCTGATCCATCAGCCATGCTTTCACTTTACCCATAATCAATCTCCTAATCCGTAAAGTAAATTGTGTAGGTCTGCTGGTTTACTTTTATCCAGCTTCAACCTGTAGCCATCCCAGTCGTAATAACCGTGGATGGTGGGCATTTTGCGAAACGACCCTTTGATCACCACCACTTCTTTGATTTGTGTTTCATCGTGATGCTCAAATAATTTTGCATCAAATGCTTTACGCAGATACCGAGCAATGTCGGAGATCCGTGGGTATATGGGCGTCAGCCATTGACCGTGACTGCCGTGCATATAGATTTGTGCGC